TTACTTCGTTTCATCTCTGATCCGTTGATCAGTATCCTCATGATCTGACTGTACAAAAGATTCTTTGGAATCAGAAGTATAGTTACCGGGAATACCCCCGTCTCCGCCCTTGCTCTTGAGCACTTCAATGGCTTGCCGAATCGCAGGCGGAATCGGTGCGCCCAATTTTCCCCCATTTTCTATAATGGACAACAACTCATTCGCGATATAAAAAAAGGCGACCGCATCCCTGAACAAATGTCCGTCTCCCAGAACACCGTCCACCAGATGAGCCACCGATACCATTGCAAATATAAATACTTTTCGTGCGATGCCGAACATGCCGACATTGCTTTCTAACTTGCCAGTCATCCCTGCCGCTGCAATGCCGGTTAGGTAATCGAGGATGACGAACACGAGTAGTACGCCGAGCACGCCTGACCAGCCTCCGAAGAAGTAGGTTGCTGAACTGGTTATTAGAGCAAGGAGCCATTTCCATAGGGTTTCATGTTGCATGGTTTCACCCCCTCAGATACTTAGTTAAGTAAAAAAGAAATCTATTTAATTAAATTTGCGATTATATCCTCTAGTTTTTTTATACGCTCTTCAGGTGATTCATTTTTAAACTTATTTACAAAATTACTCTCGTTTAATGGAATTTTGTCTCCAATAATAATTTCCTTATCTGTAACTATGAAATCTATATTCTCTTCTTCGGTATTTAACCATACTAATGTCTCAAATTCACCTATAACTTCATTAGTAGTTATTTGTTGAATATTTTTTATAATCAAACTGACTTCCCTTGAACTAATCTCAAAAAAGTATGCGTTCATTCTTTGTACCTCCTTATTGGAATAATTGAGCTCCTCCTGATTTGGTTATTGAACCTCCTCCTACTGAGTAATTATTAAGCATAAGTATGGATGAAGATATCCTTCCTCCGTAAGTGTTATTGGCACCTGTAATGTTATCAAAAACAGCGACGCATCCATCAGATAGATCAAAACACATAGACTGATTCGAAATTTTACAACTACTAGCATATAGACCTTGTATTCTTACAGCCCACAGTATACCAAATCCGGCAGTCGTTTTATTTACATAAAAAAATCTTAATTTACTGCAATTTTGAGCATATATACCATACAAGTTAGTATTCACTATCTCTAATGGAACTTCATAATTTCCGTTAATAAGTATCTCAGCACTACAGTCATCTATACTGAAGTAACCTTCTAATCTAATTCTTGGGTCAAATACAAAATATAATGGTGCACCATGAAATTCTTTTACTGTAATTTTTTCAGTGAAAGTTTCACTATTAGAAGTAGAACTGTTCTCAACTCTAATAGTTCTTACTCCTGCATTAAACTTCTTTAAAAAGTCTACTGCTGCCTGAATAGTAGAGAATTGAGAAGTTGCTGTTCCTTTACCTACACGAACTACGACTTCACCACCTCTTAAATCTGCATCTTTTGATAATTCTTTTAATATGAAAGTATTAATTGCATTTATAAATACGACCTCATATACCACACCAACATCAATATAATTATTTGGCAGAATATAAGTTTTAAATTGTTCAGCTCTAAGGTGATAATTATCCCCATTAATTTGAAGATATGTCGGACTATTTACGACTGAGTTAGTAGTATTAAATTGAACCTTAAATGAGAATCCATTGGAAACAGTAGGTGCAACATTAAAATTACAGACAAAGATATTATTGGAGGAACGCACAGCTGCAGAGAATAAATTAAGTGATTTCGAAACCTGATTAATTTGAGTATCTGTATAAGTTTTAGCGTTTAAAGTTGCTTGTACAGATGCCGCAACCCTCGCATCCCTAACCGCCTTCTCTGTAGCAGCCAAATCTTCACGGGTGCCATCAACTGCGTTGGACAGTTGGACGATACCCTTATCTGTTAAGGATGCATCATTAATAACGATTTCCCCGATTTTCTGATCGGTATATACCTTTACCTCTTCAATATCATCCCTTGTAGGTACTTTTTTCCATGGACCCCATCCGACATAGTAGTTCCTTTGAAAAACTTGTAGGTTACTCGGTTCAAAAGTTGTTAGAGTTTGGACCACACCAGCATGTTTTTCTACTGTCAAATGAAAGGCTACTCCTATTGGGGAATTTGCTAAAGTCCCTACTGTGGCATTCGTTGGGCAATAATATTCCCCTTCTGTAATATAGCTATTAAGATCCGATTCCGCAGGTATAAGGATGGATTCACGTGTCGCCACACCTGCATCAATTTTTTCAAAAATCCCGTTAATGCTCTCCCGGGTCACATTCTCATTCCCCAAGGGAAGAGGCAATTTCAGTCGATCTGTTTCTTTTGGCATTACGCCCACACCTCCAGTTCATTCCACGTCAAGGACGCGGCATCAAGTTCGTCCCATTTCATCTGTTTGTCGTCCAGATCGTCCCAGACCAGATAACGATACTCATACTCCACGGCCATATGGGCCGGTTTTAGTTCTTCAATGGCCCGTTTCAAATCGTCGATATTGGGCGGGATGCCCATCGTATCCACAAAGCTCACCGTAAAACTCCACGCTTCCGGCTGAAACGTCACATCCACCTTGCCCCCGGCATATGCCTCAGCCACATTCACAACCTGTCTCCCCGAAAACTTTCCTGCACCACGCAGCTTCGCTTCGACCACCGCACGCCGCTGATCCACTGGCTTGAGACGATCTGTCTCAATGCCGAGCTCCTTCTCCCAGAAGTCCAGCCCCCACGTCGCTGTACGGACAAAAAACTGATCCAACGTCTCATCAAGCGCCTGATACAGCAGATCCATCTCGGTTCCTTTGGACTGCATATCTGCCTGCATCACGCGGGAAGTCTCATAATAGCTCGGCAAATACGAGAACAGCTCCCGCCCTTTCTCACTCGTCAGTCCAACATGTACAGCAGAAGGAGAACTCATGACCCGCATCCTCCTTTCCTCTCACATCAACGTAAACAGCTTCGCTCAAATGCTCCGTTCCCAAGCGGCGCACCGCACGACCCAAGCACTCTTCTTGCCCGCTACTCTCTTCATTTACAGTTGAACCGGATGCCGCATAGTCAGAACATTCCCGATGTCCCACACTACCGCTGCCTCCACATCCGCACTTCGCTCTCACCATCTCCCCAACACTACTCATGCACATCCACCGTCCCCAGCACGGCGACCTGACTTGCGGTCATCTCTATATTCTGGTCGCTCACCCCGTTCACGGTAAGCTCGGAATAGTCGATAATCGGCGGAATGTCGAGCAGGATCGCCGCAATACGGGTATAGCGTACAAGCGGATCGACAAAAGCCAACTGCTTTAGATAAGCAGTCACACCGCTCTCGATCAACGCCCTTACATCCGCCAACGTCGCATCACTTGCCAGCGTCAGCTTCACCTGAATGTTCATCGGCACTTCCTCTGCCGGCATGACAGTCACCACCGGACCAGCAGGAGCAACGCCTTCACCCTGTCCATCCTGCGTTGGATCAACGTATTTTTGTACCGCCGCCACCAGATCGGTACCCGCAGCACGTTTGTCCGTGTCCAGCAGATACAATCCCACCGTGCCCGGCCCCTGCCATAACGGAATAACCCGCGTTGCTCCAACACCTGGCACTTCACTGGCCCATTGCACATATTGCGATTTGTTGCCGCTTGTTCCCTGATTGCGGACTTTGGCATAAAAACGTTCCAGCAGCGCCGTATCTGCCTCAATATCCGCACCGCCTTTAATGACCTCAACATTTGTTACAGAGGTAACACCACTTACAGGTGAAGACAGCACGGTCACGGTGCCCGCAGGCACATTGCTTTCTTTTCCAGCAACGAGCGCCCGCACGCCAACACTACCCAGACCATCTTCTCCCAGCTCCACACGACCAACGGTTTCATATTCGAGTGAAGCCTCACCGGAGATTTCATCCGCTAAAGTAGCCACAACTGTACCCACAGGAATCACCTTGCCCGGCGTACCCGTGAATTGAACTGTACCTTGTGCCGCTACCGCAGCCCGTCTCGTAAGCCCATGCTCCCCCGCCCGCAGATCCAGCTCTTCCGAACGAAAATTCGGATCACTGCTCGCCGCAGTACTCGCAAAGCCGCGCCGCAGCAGTTCCTGCGCCCAAAGCGCCGCCTCAGACAGCATAAACGCTACCGGGGCCTCCGCATCCCACAAAAACGAACCTTCCGACTTGTCCAGATCCGCGGGCAGACGATCCAGCATGCGCTGCATAATCTGTTCCTCCGTCTGGTCCTCCAAATAACGTGGAATCTCAGCCATCCCGTCAGATCACCTCACTTTCCAGAATAAACATCTCTTCCTGCACACTCGCCACACGACACGAGAACATGCACTGCTCCCGATTCCAATCAAACGTAAACTGGTCCACCGAATCTGTGCGTGGATCAGCCAGCAGCGTCTCCGTAACCATCCGGGTGATCTCACTTTCCATCACACCCCGGCTGTCCCCCTGACCCACCAACTCATCCAGCTCCGATCCATAGTTTCGGGAGTAAATCACATGTCTGTACCGCGGCGTCTTCACCGCCTTGATACACCACTGAACCCAGGCTTCATGCGCACCGGCCGCAGCAACTTTGCCACTCGGAGTCAGCACAAAATCCCCCGCATCGTAATCGAATCGCCAGCTACGTCCAAACCGCACCTCTTCCGAAGCCGCCCCCGACAGATCCTCCTCATCTCCCCATATCACACCCGTTTCCGGGAACAAACTAGGCATGCGCACTCACCACCTTACACAGCACCACAATGTCGTTACCGCCATTCACCCGCATCGCCAGCACACGGTCTCCAGCTTTCAATCCTTTACCAAGAGACCACACCGCTTCTTCCACTTCCCCTTTTTGCAAAAGAAACCTTCCCGTTCCCGTCGTTCCGCCGTTTGCCACGTCAGGTATACCGGAAATCGCGCCAGCAGCCTCGCGCTCCGGCAGTCCAAGCGTGCCCGGCAGCTCGGCCACGAGATAGTCCTGCACTTCGTGCTTGAAGTCATCCAGCTTTACGCCGGATGAAGTCATCGTACCCAACACCGCGCCCATGCCGCTCACGGCCTGACGGGTATGGGTACTCATCGCGCCGCGCATGACCTCGGCAAAATGCCCATACGGATCATCTTTATTCAAGGTAAAACCTCCTTTTCACCAGCTCGGCTGTCCCCAGCTCCAACGTCATCGTTCCAGGTCCAGCGGACAGATCACGGCTAACCGACATGACGATCAGTTTCAACCCTTTGAGCAGCACCGCGTCTCCGGCACGAATCGTATTCACATCTGGTGCAGATACGGTAAAGGTCTCCTGAATACCCGTCAGCTTGCTTTTCGCCAGCTTCTTGGCGGCCGTCGCTGTTTTGACCTGATCGTCCTCGATCAGCTTTTGCAGCGTGCCCAGTTCGGCTACACCATCCTGCTCAATCGCGAGCACTTTGGAAGGAACCTCTTTGCCACTGCTGGACTCCGAGGCCGCCATCACTTTAACTTTCGTGACCGCGCCTTCGAGCGTACGCATCTGGGTCAGATCAATCAGTCGATCCAGCTCATACACCTTCGCATTGCTGCCCACCTTAAATAGCTGCAACCCGCCGGGCGTCATCCGAGGATGATACATATCCCCACCGGACTTCACCGTTTCCTTTAGATCGGCAAACATCATCGAAAAAATCGTCTGCGACCGATACACCGCTTTGCTCAGCTTCGTTTTGGTATCCGGCAGCGCGGCGTATGGAATTTTCCATTCTTTGGCGTACGTTTTGAGTCGCTGCGTGGCAGTCTGGTCTTTCGGCAGCAGGAACTCGTCCTCTGATTTTTCCAGATAAATCATCCGATCGTAGACGGTCAGGGACAGTCGCTTGGTGCCGCTGTTCGAGCTCTCCACTTCCCAGATGACGGCAGGGTGAAGCAAGTGAAACATTGATTTTTCGCCAAAAGGAATCCCGCTGATCCGCACCGCCATACCCGGTGAGATCGCTGGCAGACCCGAAGACGCAGACACCGCCAGCCGGATGTTGGCCTGATAGGCAATCTGGTCGAGCGAATCCTTCAGCGTAATCGTCTCCACCAGCTTGGTGATGTCATATTTGTCGTCGACAATGACCTTGTAGGTCATGGCATCACCAGCTTTTGTCCGGGCTTGATCCGGTTTGGATCACTGCCGATGGTCTTCACATTGAGCTTATAAATCTCGTTCCACTTGGAACTGCTGCCCAGCTCAAGCTTTGCTATTTTGGACAGGGAATCGCCAGATTTGACGGTGTAGGTCTTGCTGCTCGTTTTCAGATCAGTACGGGAACCAGACTTGCTCGCAGATGTTGTACCTCCAACCTTCTCCACTTTGGAATCCCGCCACGTGCGCAGCGTAATGTCAAAGTAGATATCCCCGCTCTCACCGCCCCGGAAGGTCGTATTGTGCGAGATCAGATACACGGGCACGTTCACCCCCGTGTTGGTAATGATGAAGCGCAGCGGCTTTTTCGATACCAGATACGTATTCAGCATATTCATCGCAACACGTGGATCAGGCAGAGGCTCGTACATGCAATAGGACGCATCATATTCTTTAGGAAAAAAAGAAGAGAAGGTGATCTCCTTCACCTTCTCTCCCTGCGCAAAATCAAACTCGCCATACTCCAGCATATTAATCGTTTCGTATCCCTTGGATCGGGAGATCGTCAGTTCTTCCGGTTTCACCGGAAATTGAAACCTCGTTTTCCCATCGATCAGGGTAAATTCCATTTTGATGCCTTCCACGTTATCTTTAATTACAGTCATGACAGGCCTCCTTTCTGCTTAGGCCATAATCGTTTTGCGATTTTCCATCGCACGGCGCACTTCGCCTGCAAATCTCATTCCAACCTGATGTGAAATCGCGTCGTAGTCGATGGCGTTCTCCCGGACAGTCACCTGCACAGCTCCTTGTGGTACGTTTACGGAGATCTGGTTGGTCGTCTCGGTTTTAAAATCCTTCAGGTAACTGGACAGACTACTCATCTGGTCTTCGGAAATTTGTACCGTCATCGTGGACGATTTGCCATTGGCATTTCCAGCAGTTTGCGCTCCGTTACCTAGACCCATGGCTTGGGACTGCATCACACTTGTTCCCATGAAACCAGCAGATGTAGACTGGCCGACCTTATTGTTCATATATGCTTCTGGACCCGTCATTGTCAGTGCCGGTGGAATATAGGCAGGTGGCATCTGCGGACCTGTTGCTATTTGCGACGTTGAAGCGACCGTTGCCGCCGATACGGTCTTGTCCTCCTTCTTCGAGCCAAAACCGAAGAAACTGGATATGCCATCGGTGATGTTTTTCGTTTTCTCAGAGATGTAATCCGCTGCACCCGACAATGCGTTACCCACACCCTCGGTAGCGTTGGACATAAATTTTCCAATATCCTTGGATTTGTCCCCAATCCATCCCCCTGCTGCACTGCCAGCCCAACCGCCTACTGCACCACCAACCCATGTTCCTATGCCAGGCAAAAGAACACTACCGATGGCGCTACCAATCGCTGTACCTGCTGTGCCGCCAATCATGGAACCAACCGCTCGGCCTCGCTCCTCTGGAGGTGCGGTTGCAACGTTAGCTACATCAGCGAGCATACTGATGGGTCCAAGCAATTTCCCGGCCCCCTTGGCAAGCCCTCCGCTCAGTTTGCCGAACATGCCATCTCCCGAGAAGAGATTGGACATTGCCATGGGAGAACTCGACATAATGCCAGAACTGAACCTGGATCTACTACCATTTCCGATCCTTCTGTTTCTGTCATTCCTAGCTTCATTTAATGCTCGATCCGAAGTGTCTGTAATGATGGGACTCGGCGTTGGTGTTGGTGTTCGATATCTTCCTCCCCGTCGTCCGTTGGATACTCTCCGCGAAGTACTTTCGCTACGTTCACCGCCAGCATTCCTCGTTCTGGTACCGCTCCGATTACCACCCTTAGAACCAACTTTCCGAAAGCTACCTACTCTATTACCAGCGCAACAGCCACACCTGGAAACGGGGCTTGATGTTGCATCAGGTGAAGTGTCACCTTTTTTCTTCTTGAATAGTCCAATAAATTTGCTTATTTTCCCGATAATATTATCAATTGCATCATTTATGTTATTGATGATCTCAGCGACTCCAGAAACTGTCTCCCAGAACCCTTTAGAATCTTCTTCCTTCGCCACATTTTTCACCGTATTATTATTACTCCCAATGTTCAATGCCAACGAAGGTCCAATCGCCGGATTCATTTTCCCCATCGCCACTTCAACCTTTTGCTTCACCTCAACAGATACCGTTCCTGATGCTTTCACCATCTGATTTCGGAAACTGTTTAGTTTTACCAAAGCGCGATCCAATGCTGGACTGAGCTTATCAATCAACCCAATCGTCGGTGTAATTCGCAGCCTGCTGATTCGCACAGCCGTGCTATAAACACTCTCCAACCTACGCCCGGTCGTTCTCAGCTCATTGTTCACTTTAATCAGACTCTGATAGCGAACTCTGCCCAGACGTTCGGTAGAACGCTGGATCTGATCCAGATATCGGATAGTCGTCCGCATTTCCGCATTAGATTTGGACAAACCCACAATTATTTCTGCCATTTCTTTCACCCCCTGTCCGATCTAGTTATCGATTCATTTGCGAGGTGATCGCTGCCATTTCCTCTTCTGAAAAAGCAATCAACAGCGAACGCTCCCCGCGTGGCAAAGACCAAAATTCTCCGGGCCGTAGATGATGACGGGCCCACATGTGATAAAGAAACGTCGTCATCCCGCCGGAGTGAATTAGTTTTTTAGGTCTTCAATCTCCACACCGAAACCGGACAGCTCAAGTACCTTGTCGCCAACGGCATCCAGCTCACCCGCGAGTAACATGCGGCGAACCGCTTGTTCCCCACCGGACAGCTTCATGCGGCCTGTGATGCGGTTGTCTCCCCACCCGGACAGTTCCAGGCTGCGTACATTCATTTTCACAGTAGCTTCGGAGATCAACAGTGCGTTAAATGTTTCGGTATCCACCTTTTCTTCGGTGCGGCCTTTGACCGTTTTGCGAATGGTACAGCGTTCGCGGATCTGATCCACTTTGGAGGACGTCAATCCACGCAGGGTCAGCAACAGATCCAAACGTTGAATGCGTACATTCTCTTCCGGCAAACGTTCTGCTGCTTCAAACAACTGATCCAAAATTTGTTCTTCGGACATATTTTCATTCATACTCATTGGTTGTGATCTCCTTATTAGCTAAATAGTTTCAATTTAAAATAAAAGCAGCCCTTGTATGGGCTGCTCATTAATAACTCTACAAACAACATCATTATTCAAGAATAATCTGATTATTGGAATAAATAATCGTACCAAAAGTTCCAAGGGACGGAATTTTTTTGATTACTTCTTGTTCTCCTTTAATCGTATTTCCATTCATCAATTTCCTTGCCGGACCAGTAATCGTATTATTTTGAATTGTAATATTATTCATCACATCCGAAGATAACTTCGTTTGCATCGTGATCGCTGGCAAGTAGGAAGATTTGGATGCTGTTGTCATATCCCAATCATGAATTGTATTGTTATAGATCACAATATTGTTGCGGCTGAAAAATAACTTGATTGCTTCCAAATATGAGTAATGAATAGAGTTCCCTTCAATTACCGAGTTAGTTTGAGGGAACAATCCCTCTTTCGAAGGCGTCGTGAAATGAGGATAATAACCAGAATAATTCATCGTATTGTTGTATGCGTGAAAGTTCCCTTCGATGAAGTTCTCTCCGCAATATTCAATAGTGCAGTTGGAGATTTTAACGTCAGCTGCAGTCCCCTGCGGATTGCGAACAAAAATTCCATTTGTAGCATCACCTTGCAGGGTCTGGTTTAACTCCCCTGTTCTTCTGATTTCACATTCCGTAATCTCCATGTTACGCACAGAATCTGCTGCCGAACCCGAATCGGAACCATACGTTTGAATTCCACGATAAGCAGTATCCTCAATGATACAATTGGTAATCTTGATATCACTTGAACTTCGTACCGTAATGGCGGATTGCCCCCAAATTTCATGCATTTCACAATTCTCGATAAATACTGTAGCAGCATTTTGAACATAAACGGCATTACCCTGAACAACAATATTCGTAATGTTTCTACCTATATTTTTAAAATTGCAGTCTGTGATACTAACATTTTGATGACTTTTGTTCTCAAAATAAATAGCCGTTTCCATGATATCTTCAAAGTCACAATGATGAATACTTACATTCATAGTATTATGCAGTTGAATCGCCCGAACTTGCTTTTCACTCCTGAACTTAAGATCGTTGAGATTGATATTGGAGCCTTCAATTTGCAAAGGAGCTTCAAGCATTAGAATTGCTTCATTCCCATAAATATTCTTCGGCTTAGTAATCTTAAGTGTGTATTTAAGCAGATATGTGCCAGAAGGAATCATTACATTTATCTCGTTACTTTGCATCAGCTTATCAAATGCCTTGGTCCAGTCCCATTGGGAAACAGGCAAACTTTTATCGGGTACCAAACTTTCAAAATCTTTAATCGATAACATATCAATCGTCTCCTCGGTAATAAAGATTTATATTCCCATGATGTAGTATGCACTGTTGAGAAAAAGGTAGTTTTTCGGGCCTATAACACAGCAACTAGATATCACATGAAAACAAATGTTTGTACTAAGAGGTTTGCAGAAGCAGGCTCTGAAAAATCTTAATTTGCAACAATCGGATTCAACAATTCAAATCCTTCAAATGTAAAACCTGTTTCCTCCGGTACTTCCTCACCCGCAGTCCAGTTGGCGAGTTGGATTTTATCCACCATGCAGCCTTTTAGCAGGACACTCTCATGTCCGTATGATTCTGGATCGTCTACCTTCGAGATAATTTGGAACTTGGTGAAGCCGCGCTGGATCATGTCCGAAGTGACTTTGTAACCCGTCATCGTGCCTGTTCCTTTTTTCGCACCATTCTTGTGTACTTTCCAGTCGTTGCCCACCAGATTCAGCTCACGCTTCTCAATTTCGACGCTGGCTTCCAGCTTATTAATATTCGTCTGCCACACACCATCGATATGCAGCTGACCATGGGTACCGAGAATTACTCTTGACGCATCCAACATGACAATTCCTCCTTGAGATTAGAAAATATCGTATAAACCATCCATTCAACGAATCGGCGTCTCTTTTAAAAGACAGTTTCCTTCTAAACAAACCTTATTGCACGTAAAACGTTCCAAACAACTGCTCCATGACATCTGTCAGCTTCACATTCCATTGCAGGAATACCTGATCTGCCTCCGGCTTGAGAATTGGTGCAGCACCATAATATGCCGGGTCGAGAACGACATCGTATCCCTCAGCTTCAATGACATTGCTCTGTGCGAGCAGCGCCAGATAGGCTTTCATCGCACCGATCAGCGCCTGACGGCCCTCTTCCGTATTGTTCACTTTGCCGATATACGTATCTTCAGCAGAGCGCTGCAAGTCCGTATTAATCGCATCCATCACACGAATGGAACGGATTTTTTTCCAGGCATTATTCTGTCCTGCGGCAGGGGTCACGAGTGTATTCACTCCGCGAAGCGCCTTCACCTGACGTCCATCATGGAAGAAAATAAATACGCCATTCTGTACCGCCTGCTCCTGTTCTGCTCGAGTCCAGCGACGCGTCACGTCATCGAACGGAGAAGGTGCGTATGTGGTTGATTCATTCAGGCGTTGCCCAGCAATTAGACCCGCAACATAAGCAGACGTTTCCGCCGAGCTGTAGAACGCATCTCCCAGACGCACACCCGTACCAACATTGATTACACCCTCATGGTTCAATGTGAGTGAACGTGCCGCCGCCTTCTGTGCTGCGGTCGCAGAGGTATCGTCTGCTGTAGAACCGCCGAATACAGCCATCACGGGCTTACCTTCACTGCGCACACGTTTCACCCATGCTGCAAAGCTCGCCAGCAAAGGCGCATCCGCCGCATGATCCAGTGCCAAAACGTCAAATTGCTCACCTTCCAGCGCGCCCTGCACGGCAATATACTCCGCATTGGTCAGTCCATCGTTGCCGCTTGCACCACCTTTAAACGCCGCTCCCGCAACGGTTGCAACGACACCTGTGCCATCGCCAATCGCCTGAGCGTTAATCCAAATGTTGCTTTCATCCGCGTTGATCTTTTTCGCCAGCGATGCTGCCGAAATATCCGCAGTCAGCAGTGCATACAGCATCCGGTTGCCTTCAAACAAGCGCACTTCATGCTTCGTATTATCAATTACACCCGGTTGAATGGTGACGTAGAAACCGTTACCCCGGTCACCCGGATACTTGGCGTCCAGTTGCAGCACGGCTGCATCACTGCTGCCTTTCAGCGTAAGTGTGGCTGCTTTCGCCGTCTCTCCGGCTACCCGATAAGCGAGCAGCTTTTTCGGTCCACCCAGCAGGGCGAGCTTCAAGGATGTATAAGCTGTTCCATTATCCAGAGCATGCGCCGAGAAAATACGCTCAATTGCAGCTTCACTGCCGACTTCTACAAAAGTGCCCACCGGACCCCAGTTGGCCTTGATCGGCACAACCACCGTTCCACGATTACCAGCCTGAATGGCCGAAGACGCTGCCGCCTGAAAATTCATATATAAGCCCGGAAGTACCGGACGATTCGTTTGCTCCCAAGTTCCACCTGCCATTATCCCTTCACCTTCGCTTTCATAAATTGGTTGATGCGTTCCTTCGCTTCCTCAATGGAAAACGTCTCTTGCGCTGCTTCGTACAGCGCACCATACAGCACCTCTGCCTTAACGGCAAAGAGGGCTTCGGCATGATTCATCAGCTCGGCCCGCGTATACTGCGGGGTAGCCTGTTTGTTTTTTTTCACGGAGCTTGCCATGGAAATCTCACCTCATTGTTGACTACTGAATTCGTTGAACCTGATTTTTGCACCATAATTTTGACCTATGAATTTTTGTCCCTATGAACCTACGAAACTATGAACCTATGAATTTGAAGCTAACGTATGATATTGAATTTCTCATCTGGAGCCCCATCTAGAGTCCCTCTCGACTAGCACTTACTCTATCCCTTTGCTATGGTGAATCTCGCGGATCAATGGCACATCCGTACCCGGACGGCGAATACGCTGCTGCAGCGTCAGACGAATCTGTCCGTTCAAATAGGCGTCTGCCTGTAAGTCGGCAGAAACTTCATCCACCGTCACATATCGCGTACCGTCTGTATCCGTCAAAGCAATACGGGTCTGCACAGCAAGTTGTTCAACCAGATGTGTGACCGTTTGACCGACATCTGCTACATTTGCAGACAGCACGTGCCCAATCCATTGCTTACGAATCTCCAGCGCAGAAGTCCCTGCGGTGGTTGTGCTGCATCCCGTCAATCGCCACAGGATGGACTTGGCCTTATAACCACCAGGCCAGACATCCCCATATATGGACCATTCCTGCCCGAGCTGGGTTCGTGTCCAGCCCTGAAGTGCAGTCATCCACGAATCTGTTGCTCCAGCCTGAGCGTATTCCACCGTTTCTGGAACATACACCCCAAATCGCAGGCTGCGCGTAACCAGTCCAGAACTGGCGTCCACACGATCACCATCCGAAGAACCCAGATAAATACAGGTAAATGCCCCGCCCTCTTCATCCTCCAGCCGGACCTGGTGCAGTCCTTCCATCAGCGCTGCTGACCAAGTCTCTACTTGTTCAGCACCTCCATCTTCGGGGCGTGCGTATGGAGAGATTTTGATGATCCTCCTATACCCCGCCCAAACAGACTTCGGTACTTCTTCTGCAAAAGCAATCACGGCACAGGGTCCGGCTAACACCTCTCCCAGTGCAGGGATGTCCTTTACTCGGCCATTCCATGCCGGAACAAGAGCCTCCAGCTTCTGCTTCAGCGTTCGTCTGATGACGTTGCTCACTTTCCCTGTGCTGGCCGTGTTGTTTGCCCCACTACTCATAGACACATTCATTTCGCCCCCTTCAGCTGCAAGTGTGCGATCTGCCCACATTGTGCAGCGACAATGCTGCAGCAGCGAATTCCCCCTTTAACTCAGCCCCTAAGTATCTACCGGCGTCATAGCTGGACACCATTCACCGCAACAAAAAGACCAGCCCCTTGGGGCCGGTCTGTACATTAGCGTATGTGCTTTCGGTGTGTGTCCTTTGCTATTGATCCGATAATACAATCTTACACCCTTTCATCCCTAGCGCGGATGGTCATTCGTACGACTTCGGTGTGATTAAGGGTGCATCTGGGGTGGAAAAAAGACGATCATTTGGTTGAAGTATAAGACGTCTTATTAACATTATTTTATTTCTTTGTATTTGGTATTATAGGCAATGAGGTATTTCTCTGTAGAGTCCTCTACAGCAATCATATCTTTACTGTTTTCGTTTTTGATTTTAAATAGTTTTGTACCTACATTGTAGGTGTTGGAACTAATAACGTTCCCATCACCGTGATCACTCTCATTGGTCGAGGATACCTCTATCTCACCTACTTGTTCAGCTAGTTCCTCCTCTGAGATGATGTCATTGCTTGTAATATAGACTTCTTCCTTTAGTTTTATCATTTTATCTGAAGCAAAACTTCCTGAGGAAGATGAACACCCAATCAAAAGTAAAATCAAAGAAACGACAGGTATAAATAACAATTTTCTTTTCAT